GTGTAATTCAACTTGTGACTTACCTAGAGCATTAGCAAAACTTCATGTAACACCAGCACTTAATGGTTTTACAGCGTTGGAGAAGTTGAAACAAAAATTGTTAGGTTTGGCACGTACGGATATTTACACGCCAGTAGTTGGACAAATTATTGAAACAGCTTTTAAAATTGGTTTTATTAATATTTCTGATGTTACAACACCAACAGAAAATGTCACATTCAAAGATAAGCGGTTTGTTTCATGGTGGGCAAGATATGATGTGTATGATAATTGGCCAAATGAAATAATTGATTGGGATCAAAATGAGTTAGTCAGTCGGATGTTACCAAAGTGTGATTTATATCCACTTTGTAATTATCTGGTTGAGGTAACTTGTGCCGAACAATTATTACATATGCCCAGTATCATAACCAATGATGAATTAGAACATAAGCCACCAAAAGCAACCGCAGTTATAGATGATGATATAGTTGTAATTGAAGAAAAATACGATGAGCCTCAAACAACAACAGAGGCTGTTGCAGGTTTTAAATTTTGTCAGAAATACTTGTTAGGTAAATGTACGTATGGAGCTAAATGTAAGTTCCCTCATGTTAAAGTATGTAAAGAATCAATACAAGGTGTTTGCAAGCGTAAGCAATGTAAATTTTCTCATTTTGACGGGTCGCACCCGATCACAATTTACTTACGTTCAAACAAGTAGTTTTGTTTTCTTTCGTTCATACCATTCCGTTATCGCTCAAAATTTTATTCAACAATTTTATCCGATTTGTAATTTATGTCTTCACTTCAATTGGTCCCTACGTCGAGCAATGCGGCGTTATTCCAAATTACTCAATCAACTCGTGCGGCAAAGCGGAGACGGCAACGTCAACGTCGAGCTGCTCGTCGAAATCCTCAGAAAACTCTTGTCATTCCGGCTGTTTCACAATCAACCTCTTCGGTTGTTGCGACAACTGGTCGAAATCGGAGAAGACGGGGAAATAGACGTGTCCGAGGAGTTGGTAGTAGTATGGATAACAAAGTTAGCCAGATGTACCGAGCCACGCTTGAAGATCCTTTTGAGAATCCAGGTGTAAGATTAGGTTTTGGTTGTATGACTCCTACAGCTTTAGGAGCAATGTATCTTCGTTCGTCATTGACAGCTAGTACAGATGGTTCATTTGAAATAGCTGCTCATCCGAATGCAGGTGCAGGTGGGTTTGTATTTACTTCAGCACCAGCAGCAGGTGTCTCACCAGTTTGGACTGCAGTAGCTGCATCAAATAGTAGTGCAGTTACTTCAGCCTTCAGTGTGGCACGTGTTGTTTCTTTTGGTTTACGAGTCCGTGTCTTACAAGCACAGACTGCTGCGCCAGGTGTTTTAGTGGGATATGCCTCAGCAGCAACTGAAATAGGTAATGCACCTTCGGTTAATGGAGCACCTAACACATTTACAAACATTCCAAACGCACATCTTGCTTATGGAGGTGAAACAATTGAAGTTCTTTGGAGACCACGTGGTCCTGAAGATTTTGATTTCGCTTCACTAGCGTCCACAACAGGAACGTGTTTTGGTAGTGGTGGTTTATATGTTACAGGTACTGGTTTTCCAACTAATGCAACTGTATTCTTTGAAGCAATTTTACATTTTGAAGCACAAACTAACTTTTCTGGAGCAGGTAATCCATCTGATATAACAGATCAAGGTTACGGGGGCTCTGGACTCTTTGACACTGTCGCTGCAGCAGCTAGAATCGTATCCACGCTAGGTCCTGAAATTAGATCAACTATACAACAAGTTTTTGGTCTTAATTCAGGTCTACGTGGTGTTTATTCTGGTAGTCGCACTGGACAAGTAACCATTGAGGAAATGAAGGAATTTTAGTTTTGTAGTTAAAATTGAATGTATGTTATAAAATTTTGTAAAATAAATAAACATTTTGTTTGTTTTTGCGTTTTGTTTGTTTGTTCCACATGTGTCGGAAACTACA